CCACCCGTAGCATATTCGCTGCGATTACTGCGGTATTTTCCTAAGTTCTGCAGAACGTTCATAATCGACTTAGCAATTCCAGCTCCATATGACTCAACATTACCTGTAGCGTTAGGTGTTTCTGCTAACGTTTTAACGTTTTTATTATATGCTTCATTTGCGGCTTGTTGACTATAATTTAAACTGCTATGTATCTTACCTGCTTCTGGGGTCGGCACTTTTAATACGCCTGGTTTAAAGTTTTTTACGCTTTCAATATCCGTTAAAAACTTTTCTAATTTTAAATTTGATTCTTTATGAGCGTCTTCACTCATTCCTATAGGATTTTGTCCTAATTTAATTAATTCGCCTTTAGAAGTTAATCCGATACCGCCTGGTTTATTATATACGCTTTGTCCTTGCTGAATACTTTGCGTTAATTCGTTAAGTAAATCTTTTTGTTGCTGTTGAGGACTTGGTGCTGCACCAGTACGTATATCTTTTTCTTTTTTTGCATCTTTTTCTTGATATGCAGTAGACATTTTTGTATATCCATACGTAGACTTTGCCCATCGCTCTATTGCTTCATCGGATATTACAAGCCCGCCAGAACCGTATAATTTTCTAAATTCTTGTAAATCAGCTGCATTTTGTTGTTGTAGCTTTTCTAAAAATATTTCTTGAATACCACGTTGGTCGGCGCCTTGCTCTTTAATTTGTTTTGCTTGATCAAATAATAATTGTCTTCTACGCTTATCTTCTTCTTCTAGTATTTGTTCTTGATATTGTACTGCTTCATAATAAGATCTAAAATAATCAGATTCTTTTCCGGTACCTGTTAATTTTTCATAATCTAAATTTATGTTAAATTTTCCTGAAGGATCTGCAGTAGGAATTGGTGTTTGTCCTGGAATGAATTTTTTGTTATATCCTGCTTCTGTATTTTCTTGTTGACGCTTTAATATTTCGTCTGTCGACATTTTAAATTTTGCATTAGATTCTTGCAAACCTTGGAAATCCGATTTTACGTCTTTAACATTTTCTTTTAAAAATTTTGCATAATTTTCTGCAGACTGCGTAGGAGTTTCTGCACCGGGTGCAGTCGTCGCTGGGGTATCGGTATTTGCTGGATCGGTTAATTCTGAAAACGGGTTTCCTCCTGTGAAAAACAGTTTAACCATAAAGTCATCAAAATTGGTTTCAAAACCTTTTTTAATTCTGTCGAATAGACCATTGGTTGCCTTCGGGTCATCAAAAGCCGCTACAACTCCGCTAACCATATCTTTGCCGGCATCTGACGGTGATCCTGGCTGCCAATATTGAACATCATCACTTTGTAATATATTTCTAAATGCGTCTGTAAATGATTTTAATAGTTCTGGATCTATTGCAGTTGTAATTCCTGAAATAATATCTCCTCCCCAATCACTTTTAGGCTTTCCTAAAACATAATCAATATATCTATTTTTACTAAGCTGTTGAAAAGGAAATACTAAACTTTCAAGTAATTGAGGATTAACTGCATTATCAACACCTTGATATATACTTTTTCCAAATCTACTTACTTTATTTCCTATAAAAGTTTTTATTATAGGATTTTTATATGCTCGCTTAAATGGATCAGCTAAAGATTTAAGTATTTTTCCGCTTACTGAAGATATACCTGTAACAATATCTAATCCAACTTCACTAGGAGATTGTCCAAACCATTCTTTAATTGAATCCCATGCATTATCAAACGCTCCCTTAAGTGATTTAGTTATTAATGACCCTACACTTTGTATTCCTGATGTAATTGAATCAAATGAATTATTCATTGTTTCTACAATGGAAGTAAATAAACTTGTAGAAACATTTGATTTAACAGTGTCTGAAATATTTTTAAGTTTTGCAATATTACTATCCGTAATAGTACTCATTGCCATTGATAAATTTTGAATAGATTTAGATAATAAATCAATTGATTTAGCTACTTTATTTATTTCACCGGCATCAATATCACTTATATTTTCAGAAAAATCTACAACTATATCTGTATTTTTTCCCATATTATCTAATTCAAGGTCATTTAATTTTGACATTGAAGTAGTTATACCGTCAAGCCCTTTAGATGTTTTCTCTATATTAGTTCCATCTATAGAACTTAACTCTCGTAATTTTTCAATTGGGTCTGCTCCAAAAAACGAAGCAATACCGCTAGCAATTCCTCCTAATAAACTACCGCCGCCAAATGCAACTAACGCTAATCCTATTGCACCAACACCGGCAGCAACTTTTAATAAATTTTCTCCATCTAGTTCAGAAAATAATTTAAATCCTTCTACTATTTTAGGAATCATTCCAGCTACAGCTTCTACTGCTTTACCGAATACCCATAAAGCTCCGGCCATTACTACTAAACCCGCGGCTCCTAATAATATTAAACCGGTTTCCATTAATGCACCTATACCCGCAATAGCGGCAGTTAATCCAATTAATGCTAAAGCAGCTATCCCTAATTCATCAGTACCAATGCCTTTAAACTTTTGTAATGCTTCGCCCATTACATATAATGCAGCGGCCATACCTAACATTAATACAATGCCTTTACCTACACTAGACCAAGGAACGCTATCAAATGATTTTGCAAAGCTAGCAAAAAATCCTCCTATAGCATCGCCCAATCCTTTTAAAACATCACCGACAATACCCATAATACCTTGTACGGCACTTCTGATAACATCAAAAAATCCTTTTACTCCATCTGATATTGTTTTAAATACTTCAGTGACTTTACTAGTTCCTTTAACAGACTCTTGCATAGTCGTTGTACTGTCTGTAATATTTTTTGATGCATCGCTAATTGTTTTACTTGTATCTTTAAATGTTTCTGCGGTATCTTTTACAACGTCTGTAGTAGAGGAAGATAAACTTTTAATTGAATCAAAACCTTTTTTAAGCATTTTAAACCCGCTAAAAACTTTCGATCCAACATACCAACCAGCAATTAATATTCCTATGTATTTTGCTGTATCAGCAACAGCTGTTAATTTATCTTTAATATTATCTGTACCCGCAGCTGCGCTAGCTGATTCATCGCTAATTAGTCCAAAAAACTTTCCAATACTAACTGTAGTATTTAAAATTACGTTAAGTACTGTATATATTCCATCGAAGATTCCTTTTAAAAATGCTCCTGCTTTTAAAACAAATTCTATTGCATTTTTTAATGAATCTTTTAATTGTATTATTTTATCTTTATTTTCAGTAAAACCTTTTATCCACCCCGCTATTCGATTTCCTATAGCTTCGAACATAGGCTTCAAATCAGTTATTAAATTTTCAAATCCGCCCATTGATTCAATTGCAGTTGCAATCGGTTTTAATATAGGATCAACCAATTTAAGAAAAATACCTTTTATACGAGTTAAAACTGCCTGAAGTCTTTCCATTGCTCCAAGTCGAGTTTCTTCCATAGCAATTTTCTTTATTGCTTCTTTAGCTTCTTTACTACTTAATTTAGCAATAGCTTGAGCTTCTGTAAGTTCTCCATCACGTAACTTTTGTTTCATTTCCGCTAACTGCACTTCAGACATTCCTAAAGTTTTTAGCTCTTGCTGTTTAAGCATCAAACCAGATAACTGTTCTGCAGTCATACCTAAAGCATCTGCTAATAGATCCTTTTGGTAATACGTCATTTTAAAATATTCTTCAGTAGACCCAGCGGCTTTTTCAATTTCATCCATAAAGCCGGTCATGTTACCTTGCATGAATTGATATTTAGCTGCAGTTAAATCAATATGTTTATTTAATGCAATTGAAGCTTTTGTTTGCTTAACTAAGTTACCTTCAAAGTCACCCATTAAGTTTCTGCCTATTCCTTCAATATCACTTAAAGTCATTCCTAACGCACGTGCCTTTGCAGCTGCTTTTACTAATTGTCCAGGAACTTTAGCAAAATTAACTAACATTGATTTAGACAATTTGCTAACATCTTTTAATATGTCAGTTGCACTAGCTAACGGGGTTTCAAATTCTTTAGCCATTAAAGCTAAATGTTCTGTAGTGGTTCCTGTTACTGCAGCTACGGTATTTAAATTAGCTACTTCTGCAGTAGCCAATCCAAACGTTTTACCTATTTGTACTACAGACTCAACTACTTCTCTTGTTTTTTCGTTTGTTAATGCTAATGCACCAATATTAATTCCCGTAGCTTCTTTTAAGTCAAGCATTGCTTGATTTACATCTTCTTGAGTTGCACCAACATAACTTAAATTTTGTGCCATATCGCGAGTCGCTGCAGATAATTGCGACGCGTTTTTATAGCTCATATCTAATCCTTTAGCTAATTTAGCGGCTGAAGCGTCTGCTTCTTTAAAAAAGCTAACTATACTAGCTCCAACAGCAAGTGCGGCCATTGCAGCACCAACTGCTAATAATATAGGTAATAATGTAGCTATTGATTTAAGTAATGCTGAAGCCCCGCTTTTCGCTGCACTAAAAAATCCTTTTGCACCGCCTCCTGCTTCTTGAAATGCACTAACTAAATTGCTTTTTAAAAATACTATAGATTTAATTGATTCTCCAATAGCATTTTTTATACCTGATTGTAAAGAATCTAATCCTAATAACTTTTGTATGTTTGACGGAATTATTCCAAATAATTTAGTAACCGGAGCCATTAACATATCTTGAGCGACCCCAATTTTTTCATTAACTTTACTTAAATATTTACTTTTCTTATCTAATATTTGTAGTTCCGCTTCTTGAGCTTTATTATTATCAATTGAAACTTGTAAATATTTTGTTGCAACAGCTAAATCATTTCCTTTTAAATTTGTCTGACCTTGCTGAAGTTTATTTAACTGGAACTCAAGCATTGCAGTATCCTGCTGCTTTTTTAATATTTCATCTGATAAGTCTAATTCTTTAAATCTGTTCGTTGCAACATCATTTGAAGACATCACTAATTCTTTACGCTTCTTTGCAATATCCGATTCAGAATCTAATTGATTTTGTAATATTTCATCAATGCGATCTAACTCCGTTGTATATTTACCTGCTAAGTTTGCACGCAATTCTTCGGAAGCTAATTGACTGTCTGATATATCAACAATTCGCCTATACGATGCTATACGAGCTTCGTTAGCATTATAGTCTTTTTTTGCAAAAGTAGAATTAAGAGCTTGGATATCCGTAATATTATTTAATACATCTTTACGAGATTTTTCCGTTCCAAGAACTTTAGTTAAATTATTAATTTGATCTTTATACGTATTCGATGATTTTTCTAAAAGATTTACTTGGTCTTGATTTAAAATTTTTAAATCTTTTATTTTTTGTATTACGTCACTATAATCATTTTTTTCTTTTTCAGCTACTTTTATTTTTTGTGAAGATAATTGCTTTACTTCATCCGTAATGTCTTTAATTGTCTTTTTTTGATTTTTATTATTATTATCTGTTTCTTTATACCATTCTTCATTTGTAGATACCCATGCAGCAGTTTCTTTTCCAAGATTTTTTGTAGCTTTTACAGAATCATTTATAACTTTTAAATTGTCCGGCGTTTCTGTTTGTATTTGCGCAGGAGTTATAGGTTTAGTAATTTTAGGTTCTTGTACTTTTACTTTTTTAGTTGCTTTATTTACTAAAGAAGTATCGGGGGCATCTATAATTGAAGAAATTATTACGGGCGTATATTTGTCGTATATAGTTTTATCAATTAAAGTAGCGTCTACAGATGTTATTTGTGCAGTTAATTCAATATCAGATATTTTACCTAAGTCCGATAAACTTTCTGTATTTAATTTAACATTTAATATAATATCATCTACTTTTGGTAAATCTATAGATTCTGTATTAAATTTAATTGATGCATTAATGTCTTCAACTTTAGGTATTTGTATATCCTGAACATTGTATTTAATATTAGATTGAATATCTTCAATAGTTGGTTGGTTAATCGATTGAACATTATATTTGATTAATGCATTAATATCTTCAACTTTCGGTTGCTCTGGAATATTAACTTGATAATTAATCGATGCATTAATATCATTTACTTTAGGCTGTTCGGGTAAATTTCCTAAAGAATAATTAACTAAAGCATTAACATTTTCTACTTTAGGCGTTTCTGGAGTTTGTATATCGTATTTAATTAAAGAGTTAATATTTTCAACTACAGGAACTTCTACTGGTTCAACACTATATCTTACATAAGCATTAATATCTTCAACTTTAGGTATATTAATATCTTGAATATTATACTTAATATTCCTTTCAATATCCGATATTTCCGGTAATTGAATGTCTTGAACATTGTATTTAATATTAGCGCTAATATCATTTACTTCCGGTAAATCAATTGGTTGAATATTGTATTTAATATTAGCTTGAATATCATCTATTTTAGGTTGACTTGGAATAGTAGTTTGATAATTAATTAAAGCATCAATATTTTTTACATCAGGAATTTCTATAGGTTGTATATTAAATTTAACATTTGACTGTATATCTTTTACTTCAGGTATTTCAATATCTTGTACATTATATTTAATATTAGCATTAATATCATCTACTTTTGGTTGTTCAGGTACAGTGCCTAAAGAATAATTAATTAAAGCATTGATATCTTTTACAATAGGTACATCTGGAGTTTGTACATTGTATTTAATATTAGCATTAATATCATCTACTTTTGGTAATTGAGTGTCTTGAATGTCATATTTAACATTCGACTGTATATCTTCTACTTTTGGTTGTTTTGGAATATTAGTTTGATAATTAATTGCCGCGGCGATATCTTTTATATTAGGTTGCTTTGGCATATTACCTAAAGAATAGTTAATCGAAGCATTAATATCGTTTACTTCTGGAGTAGGTATATCTTGTACATTGTATTTAACATTTGATTGTATATCTTTTACTTTTGGTGTTTCAATATCTTGTACGTTATATTTTATAGTTTTATTAATATCCTTAATTTCTGGAGCATTAATATCTTCAACATTATATTTAATTGAAGATTCTATATTTTGAATTTTATTAATTTCAGCTTGTAATTTTTTTGTATTTGTATTTAATACGATTGTCGCTGATTTAGGTATTGACTTAATTTGTTTTTGTAATTGCGTCGTGTCGGCATTTAAACGTATAGTTATTGTATCCGGTATAGATTTAAGTTGAGCTTGTAAATTTTTTGTATTAATATTTACGCCTACTGCTATAGATTTAGGTACTGACTTAAATACGTCACTTACATCCGATTTTAATGACCCAAAATTTTTCGAAAGTTTATTTACTGATTTATCTACGCCCAATAAGTTCTTTTGTATATCTACGGTATACGTAGCTACTTTATCAAATTCATTAACGCTTTCAGTTAATGAATCTACAAACTTATCCATACGACTTTTGTCAAATGCTTTAATTAAATCTTTTTCAAGATCTTTTATAACATCTGATAGGTCGAAAAATGATTCTTTTATTTCTTCGACTTTCTTCTTTGAGTTTTCTTCTTGTTCTGCCATTGGTTATTTAAGTCCAAGTCGTTTTTTACGCATATCACGAACTAGTCGTTGTGCAGCTATATATTCCGGGTCTCGCCTATTTTCTTCTTCACGTTTAATTGCCGCTTTCCAATTTTCAACAGCATATTCAACAGCACGTTCAGCATCTTGAATATCTGGATCATTTAATATATTTTTTGAAGCTTTTTTAATTTTACTAGAAAAAAATAATTTTACCAATAAATCTATAAGTTTACCTTCTGAAAGTTGTACATATATTTCTTTCCGAATAGCTTCTCTTAACAATTGTTCTTTCATGTGAATACCCGTTATTTAATAATAAATATCAACAACGGGTATTCTTTTAAACTTTTTTAATTATCTCTTTGGAGTAATTCCTGGCCTATCAACTCCTCTTTTACTAGATTTTTTATTTGCTTCTTTATGAGCTTTATTTTCAGCTTCTATCGATTCATTAATTTTTTTAATATAAAATCTTCTTAAGAATATAGGCATATCATAGACGCACTCCCAAGTGAACCCACCTTTACCGTAATATACGAGATTAAATATCTCCGAATGGAGATACGGTCGGTACTCAGGAGTTGGGCCAAAAAAAGCCAACATCCATCGGCATATCCATTACTTTGGTTTCGCCGGTTGTTTCTGAAGTAAATACAAATGTCATATCTATATCTGGTGTCACGCGCTTAATTTCATCACGTAAAGCACGCGAATCACGAGCAAGCAATTCATTATCTACAAAAGTATTAATTAAAGTAGCATCTGATTTACCGTCGACTGATGTAATCAAATTCTTAAGCCTTGTAGTAAGTTCTTTATCAATACCAGTATTTTTAGTTAACTTTGCATATCCCTTAAGATCTTCTTTAATCTTTTTCTCTAATCCATGAGTAAGTAACCTGAACGTTACCGTTCTATTAGACACCGGTAAGACGAACGTAAATTCATTTTGTCCGGGGTTTAGGGACTCATAGTCATACTCTTTTGGTTCGATCGTGGTAAGGTCGATTACAACCTTTTGTTTATTTTCAGAAAATGGATCTTGCACTTCAACTGCATAATCTTTTCCATAGCCTAAAATACGAGCAGCAATCATGATTGCATTTTTATCGCATACTAATAGGTCATCGTAATTAATTTTAGATACAATCATGCTTTGAAATAATTTATCTAACACTACTCCTTGCTTAATTAAATTGGCAGATGTTAAAATATCTTCTTCCCTTGCAGTCATATACTTCATTTCAATTTTACCTGCTCGAAGTGAACTACCGTCTGGATATAAAAGTCCTTTAGTAGGTAAATCTACAACTTCAGTAGGGAAATTGTATTTTTTAACTTCTTCTTGCTTAAAATTTTGAAGTGCTAAATTTTTTAATTCTGCATCAGATATATCTGTTTGTGCAGGAGCTTTTTTAGGATAGCTGTCATCAACTTGTGCCATAACAATCTCTTTTTTATTTGGTTAATATTAACGTTATTTATGTAACTAATTTATTATAAATATGTGCGACCATAAAAAAATCCTTTATAAATTAATATAAAGGATTCTTTTAATAAGGTATGTACAATTTTAGAATTGCAAGATAGCGTAATCGTATTTCATAGTTAAGCTAATGTTGATTGCATCTTCAGTGGCCCAATCGAAATCGCCAAACTGAGCGGCTCCAATATAAGCACCTTTCAAAGTCCATTCTTCAACTTTATCACCTACTGGTCCTAATACGTTAAAAGTAATGTCTTTTTTGTAGAAGTCAGAATATCCGTCGCGACCTGTTACTGATTCGTGAGATAAACGAACCCATTCCATTACTGTTTGTGCACCGGAAGGTACAATTGGATCATAAAGAGTTACGGTAACATCGTCCCAACGACCTTTACCTTTTAACTTACGTTCTACGTTAATATGATCGATTACTACATCACCGAAAGTGATACTTGGACGTCCAGATGCTTTAACTAAATATGCAGGAACGCCTTCTATGTACATGATAAACCTGTTTGCAACTTTTGGTTCAAAAGCTGTAAACATTATTTCTGTGGGGTCAATTAATTCTGCCATTTCTTTCCTTTATTTATATATTCATCTCTGAATATGATGTTCTTTTTAAATTTATAATAAATATTCATTTGGTTACAAAAAACTTTTATTTCGTAGCCATTTTAGCTACTTTCTCTTTTTCTTTTTGTAAATCCGCAATCTTTGTTTGTATTGGTTCTGTTTCTTTAGCAGCGTCAGCTTTTATCTTAGCTACTTGACCTTGCAAATCTGAAACTTTATTTTCTAAATCTGCTTTCTTTTCTTCTTTTTCTGCGTCTGTTAATTCTGTTACAATTATTTTACGTATTAATTCTCTTAAACGATTTTCTTGTATTGATTCACTAGCAGCAGGAACTTTTTGTCCTTGCGGAGCTTGAGGTCTTGTAGGCTCTAATTGCTCTGGAGCTTTTGCATCTACTTCAGCTTCTGGACTATTTTGGTTTACATACGAAGATATTTTTCCTAATAATCCTGTGAATTTAGCGTTTAACTTTTGAGCTACTGGATCTGTTTGAAACATTTCCGTTTTTTGCAAAACCTTAGTTAATTTGCTTATTCTATCTAATATTACTTGTTCTCTTGTCATTTCAACTGCCTTTAATATGATTTAATAAAAAGGGGACGATAAACAGTCCCCTTTATAAAACATACTTAATATTATGCACCAAAGGTTGCACCGGTTGGGAGAATATTGAAATCAATTACAATAAACTCTGCAGTCCTGGTAGGTTGAATATAGATTTGACCATATAATATACCGCGATCAATTAAATCAGCGCTATTGTTGGTATCATCCATTACAGCTTTGAAAGCATATACGCCTGAACGACTTTGAACTGACTCTAAATAAGGGTTAACTATATTTAAGAAACGATTCCTGGTTGCAGAAGTATTTTGTTCAAATACTAAATACTGCGTAGCAGAAGCAATAAATTTCTTAAGTGCAATTAACAAACGACGAACGTTAATCCTATCAAGAGCAGAAGGTTTAGCTTGAAGGGTCTTTTGTCCCCATACAGTAACACCTTGACCAGGTAATACTACAATCGGATTTACGCGACCATCATATAAGGTATCAATATCATCTTTATTTAACCTTACATAAGCATCAATTACATATGGTAATGAACCACGATTTAAACCTGCAGGTGCAAACCATTGTTCACCGATCCTGTCATTGAAAGACAATACGCTAGGAATAACAACGGTTGGAGGAACCCAAAGTGGTTTAGTGGTATTAGCATCTACAATTTTAACCCATGGATAATAAGTAGCTGCATAATTTGAATCCCAATCAGCAATTGCATCTACCGTTTCTTGAACGGTAGCATCTAAAGGTGCTGCATCAAATATAAAGAACGTATCGCCACGATCTTGTGCAACTTGCTCTGCGTATGACACAATGGTAGGATGTAAAGAATAAATAATACCAGGAACAACAAGCATATTAATATCAACGCTAGTGGGCGAACCTACAGCGTCAATACCATTTTTATATGCTAAATATCCATCAGCAGTAAGAGTACTTACATCAAATCCTTGAGTATTAGTTTCAGTAATACTTGTACCAGTTAATTCAGCCTTATTAGGATAAGTTCCATCAAATCCACCTTGGAATGGTACAACGAATTTCCTACTTTCAATATTAGTACTAGTAGATAAATCAATTGGTCCGGTATAAGTACCTGCATTAGAATCTTGATTATAATTACTTAACAAGAATTTTTTATTTAATCCTTGAGTAGCATCATTTGGAATAGGCCTTAAGTAATTCAAGTTATCTGTAGCAGATAAATCATAATCAAAACCGTAATGGATTCGCTTATTATATACACCTAAAGAATCATTTTGATTAGACTTATACTTAACAGGAGCAAATGCATTTACAAGTGTTTGAGCAGTGCCATTAGCATCTACAATAGTTCCTGTATAGAAATGCGCAGGTAATGTATTATATAACGCTTCATGTCCAAATGGTACAAGAGCGGTAGAATATACACCTTTATTTACTTTAGTATCTACTTCAACGCGTACATATTTAGATTGATTTTCAAAATCTCCGGCAGCTACGGCACGAGTATTTGCAGTATCAAAATAACGGTACTTGTCACCAATTCTCCTAGCAATATAATTTTTAGAGTTAGGATCTAAATTACATTGAGTATAAGTTTCAAGAACGGTAGGCTTTAGATCTGAATCTACAGTTGTAAAAGGCGAACCATAAATATTAGATTGATCTACAGCTCTTACGGTTACTGTGAAATCACCATAATCTGTACCTGCAACTGTTCCTGCTGCACGAATGTTTGAAATAGCAACTTTAACTTCATAATTAGCATTATTACCTTCAGACAATGTATGGAAGCGGAACAAACGATTGTTAACGCTATTAACTGTTTGAGAAATAATCCAAGGGGTAGAAGCATAAGTATGTTCTCCACCTGATTTTGCTGAAGTTGAAGTTTTAGTGCCACTAAATACAATAGATGCGGTAGTTAAGTCTGCAATTGAACCTGAAGGAAGGGCAGCAATCAGTTGATTTCCGCCTTCTGTAGTAGCATAATATGTAGTTGCAGTATTTTTAAATGCATTATACATATATACAGGGTCATTAGCTGTTTGACCTGTTTGTCCAAATACTTTAGTGAAAAAGTTTGCATCTGTAGCTACTAAACCATTAACTGTATAAGTTTTTTGTGCAGCTCCAGATCCGCTTAATACTAATGTTACTGAAGAAGTATAATTAGTACTTACTGCAGTATACGATGAAGATGCATTATCAAAAAACTGTACTGGGTTTGTTTTTGTATAATACGTTTCACCCGTTTGTTTTTTAGTAGGGTGTAATGTAAATAGTAACTGTGGACCAGATGCATTTGCAGTTACTTCAGCTGCGGTATATAATCCTGATGCAGCTAAAGAAGCTGATACGCTATCTTTTACTTTTGCTGAACCTGATGCATATACAGCTACAATACCTTGATTAAGGGCATACCCTTCTGAAGGCATTATACGTACTACGGTAGCGCGACCACCATTATTAATGTATTCTTTTACGGCATAAGGCATGTAATAAGTTGATTTCGTTTTACCAAATATTTGCTCAAATTCAGTAAAAGAATTAACTGCCGTGGGTACGAAAGCCGGTCCTTTTGTTGCAGGACCAACGAACGCACCGCCAATTTGTGCGACGCCCGCTGGAAGGAATGTTAAATCCTTTTCATTGGTAAACACTCCAGGGCTTATTATTCTTTCTGACATTGTTCTCCTAATTTAAATTCTTTTAGATTAATTTATAATAATTATGTTGAATGGAACAAAAAAAAGGGGCTTTCGCCCCTTTTGTAAAGTTATTTTATTATTATGCTCCGAATGTTGCTCCTGTTGGAAGAATATTGAAGTCAATAATAATAAATTCTGCGGTTCTTGTAGGTTGTAAATAAATTTGACCATACAATATACCACGATCAATTAAGTCCGGAGTATTGTTTGAATCATCCATTACAACTTTGAAAGCATATACACCGCTTCTTTGTTGAACTGATTCCATATATGGATTAACAATATTAAGGAATCTGTTACGAGTAGCGGAAGTATTTTGTTCAAATACAAGATATTGAGAAGCAGACGCAATAAACTTCTTAAGAGCAATTAACAACCTACGTACATTGATACGATCAAGTGCACTTGGTTTAGCTTGAAGTGTCTTTTGTCCCCATACTGCAAATCCAATATTTGGAATAGTAGCAATAGGATTAATACGGTTATCATATAAAGTATCAATATCTGAACGATTTAAACGAACATATACATCAGATACTCCTAATCCACCCCTATTAAGACCTGCAGGTGCAAACCATTGTTCACCTACTTTATCATTAAATGCAAGTACACCTGGTATTACTACGGTCGGTGGTACCCATACTGGACGATTTGTTGATGGGTCTGTTACTTTAACCCATGGATAATATGTAGCTGCATAATTAGAATCCCATGCAGCAACTTCATCTACAGTCTCTTGAACGGTAGCATCGATACCCGTAGCATCGAATATAAAGAACGTATCACCACGATCTTGAGCTACTTGTTCTGCATAAGAAACAATAGTTGAGTGATATTGATAAATAATTCCGGGCATCACCAACATGTTAATATCAACACTAGTAGGTGATTTAACTGCATCAATACCTTTCTTAAATTCTACATATCCGTTAGTAGTTAATGTAGAGAAATCGTATCCTTGAGAATTTGTTTCGGTAATATCTGTACCTGTAGATAAAATTCTGCTAGGATAAGTTCCATCAAATCCGCCTTGGAATGGTACCATAAACTTACGAGTATCTATAGAAGTAACGGAAGTTAATCCAATAGGACCTGCTCCACCTGGGGCGTTAGCAGATTGACTAAAATTACTTAATAAGAATGCGGTATTTGCTCCTATAGTCGCACCATTAGGAATAGGCTTAAGATAATTCAAGTTATCTGTATTTACAAAGTCATAATTGAATCCGTAATATACGCGCTTATTATATACTCCTAAAGTATCGTTTTGATTTGATTTAAACTGCGCAGCTACAAATTCTGTTCCGGTTGGATAGAAAGAAGAAGATAATGTATTTAATAAAGCAGCATGACCAAATGGTACTAAAGTTTCTGGATAAGCTCCATCAGTAACTCTTGTATCTACTTCAACACGAATGTATTTAGATTTATTCGGGAAATCACCAGAAATAACAGTACGTAAATTTGCAGTATCAAAATACTCATATCTGTCACCTATTTGACGAGCAATATATTTTTTAGATGTAGGATCTAAATTACATTGAGTATAAGTTTCATATACGGTAGGTTTAAGATCAGAGTCTACTGAAGTAAATGGTGAACCTAAAATTCCGCTTTGATCTACTGCACGAACTACAACAGTAAAGTCACCAAAAATTGTACCTGGTACAGAACCTGCAGGACGAATATTTGCAATACCTACTTTAACTTCGTAGTTAGCGTTAGTTCCTTCAGATAAAGTATGGAATCGGAATAATTCGTAATTGGTATTATTTGCAGTTTGAGAAATAATCCAAGGGGTAGAAGCGTAAGTATGACTTGCACCTGATTGAGTTGAAGTGCGAGCTCCGCTAAATGTAATACCTCCTACTGTAGTAGTAAATGTAGTAGCTCCTGCAGTACCGCTAGCGGCAGATGCAGTGGCAGGGAAATTAACATACAAATAACCGTATTCGTCAGAAGTTTCAGGATTTTGAGCAAAAATTTTGCTAATAAAATTATTTGATGTTGTAGTTAAACTTGCAGTATAAGTACTATTTGCTCCTACTGTTCCTGCTAAATTTAATCCTACCTGTCCTTGTGCTTCAACTGTTGATACTGTAGATGTTTCAAATATATTATTTGTTCCATTATAATCATTAGATCCAGTTACTTTTTGAGTAGGATGTAATGCAAATAATAATTTATTATTAGCTCCGTCATTGGCATATACACCGACAATACCTGACTTAAGAGCATATCCGTCAGAGTTCATAGTACGAACTACAATAGCACGGCCGCCATTGATTACATATTCCCTAACTGCATAGGGCATATAAAAGTTTGAATTTGTTTTTCCGAATACTTGTTCAAATTCGGCATAAGATGTTATAGGTGTCGGTACATAAGCTGGTCCTTTTGTGGCCGGCCCGATAAATGCACCACCTATTTGTGCAATGCCTGCAGGTAAGAACGTTAAGTCTTTTTCGTTCGTAAATACCCCAGGACTGATTATCGCTTGTTCAATTACTGCCATTGGTCTCCTAAATTTTAAAGGTTTTAAACTATTAATAAATATGTTTAAAAAACTTCAAAATTTAAGAAATTTCTCCCGTAGTTAAATTAATTGTAGCGTTACCATATTTTTCAGTTAATTGATTTGTTAAGCTAAATTCTTTTTCTTTTAAAGAATAAAAATCAGTTTCTAATTGTTTTTCTAATGAATCTAAACCTGTAATTTGAGACTGTAAATTTAACTTTTCAATTTTAATTTGTCCAAACTTATCTACAATTTCTGTAAGCTTAGTAGATAGTTCTTGTATAGAAGATAATTCTTCTTCCGTAAGCTTTTTTGCTTGTTCTGATAAATTTTGATTTTGAGTAACCATATTATTTTATAATAAATATTGATTGTTATGATTTCTTTTGATATGTTCTCGGACGTATACGCGATTCTGCATTTGTTCCCATTACTCGTTTTCTACGCTCTGCAAATGTTTCATTTAACGGTTCAATAGGCACATCAGTCTCTGTAGCAATTTGCGTAGTCGTTCCATAATATTTTTCAGTTCCACTAGAGTCGCCCATTCTATCAGGAATAAGATGTCCGTGCGTTCTAAATCCCATAGTACATCTAACTAACCTATCGCTACCTATATCATTAACAGATTCAAATGCGGGAGCATCTACATATGTAATAAACTTATATGCATCGCCCCATGCTTTACCTCCGTACATAAATAACTGTTCAGTTATTTCATTAAGTTGTTCCATATGAGTAGACCAACAAAATACATCATAATTTACTGAAACGAATTTAGGCCAATCAATAGCATAAAATTCTTGCTTAGGTTTAATATTATTATAAACAGAAAACCTATCGTATCTATTTTGTTCCGTATATCGTTTTTCTAATAATATACGATTACCTGTATTTTCTATTGCGCCACGTAATACATCGTTACCGGATAGGTCCATACGTTCTTCTACTGAAGACCGTTTTAACATAATTAGCGGAGTCATTATCATCCCATTTTTATCTCTTAAATACCCATTCCGTTGTGCCATTGCCCATTTTTCTCCCGAGCTAAATAATACAGGAACGGATATTTGCATATTATCATCTGATATTAATGGACGTATTTCATTTTGAATATACCATTTTACTGCATAATCAATATCATATAAATTTGTAGCAATTTTACGAACTTTATCTCCAGTACGTTTAGTTTGATACGATCTATTTGTTCCTCTTACACTTTCGTTTTGAGAAAACGTACTTTCTGTTTTAGTTAATTTTGGTTTCATGTATTGCCTTATTATACGTTATTAGGTAAAGTTATATCATTACTTCCATTTAACCCATTATCAAATCTCGATTGTACAATATTAAGATTTGAAGAATTTGTCATATGGCCTGTACAAATAATAGATATATTATATCCGTGCGTATCTCCGCCGAACCACATTTCAGGATCGCGACCCATAAAACGTTGATTTTGTACTACCGTATCTATTTCATACATTGCTGCATTATGTTCTATAATATCTCCTACTTGTGGCACTATATCTAAATCTAATAATTCGTCACGTAAAAATGCTAATGTAATTGGTTGAGTTACGTTAGGACCAAAGTCATCTGCATTCCATTCTTGATCTTCTTTTTGTATTAATACATGAGTTAATACAGGAGGATAATATACTTTAGATCTTGCTTCATCGTATATATTAACTTTAGTTTCATTTACATGAAATTTATAGTATAAAACTTCTACGTCTATTACACGATAAATTATTTCTTTGTTTATTTTACGAAACATATCCATGTCTCGTATGCCGCCGAATAGTGCCATATTATCCTATGTATATACTTAAAGGAATTTTTCCTAATTGTTCTTGTAAATACGTAGCTTCGTTATTTAATTTTTCCATTTGAGTAGTACGTGACGTAGCTTCTAAATTTTCTCGTAATTGTGTCACTAAAGCTTCTTGTTCAGCTTTACCTTCAGATACTAACGAATCTCCATTTAATGTTACTTCTGCTCCTGGAATAGGCACATTAGAATATTTATTACGTATATTTCCTAATACTTCTTTTGCAAGTGCTAATGTATATTTAAAAATCCATTGTTTACCCGGATCATTAATATCTGTATAAGTTAATTTAGAATAAGGTGCGTTACTAAAATCAGATATAGAACCTGTAGGATTTGCAAATAATAACGCATCTCTATCTTCTGTAGTTATATATTGCATCCATAAAGTAAAATCATATGGAGGAATAGGAAATATTTTAAATCGCGTACCAGTTAATTCAAAACTATATCCGGAACGTCGAATCATATCATTAAATTCAATAGCTTGTAATCGCAATAAATCATGATATAATGGCATTAATACAAATGATACTGCAGGCGAATAATTACCCCATCCAAACGTTTCTAATAATTGTTGAGAGCCTGCACCAGTACCTGCAAAAGGATCAAAATATCTAACAAGTGCGGGTGGCGTATAATGAAATACTCGTTTAATTTCTAAATGTTTATTTACATCTCCGGTAGTTTCTAAAGCTAATTCAGATAAGTCATACGTTTGTTTATTAGCTTTAATTTCTAATGAAGCAGATTTATAAATAATTTGGCCGCCATATCCTGCTTCTGTTCCATATCCTTTAGATATTCCAATTAATCTACCTAAAGTAGGTTGTATTGCTCTTCCATTTAACGTAGTTCCTGTAGATGCTCCTTGTAAAAGAAACATATTATCGCGAATATTAAATTGATTTACTTGATTAGAATATTCAGTAACCGCTTCTTCAAAACACGTATAAAAATGAATATCTTGAAGTTCTACATCCATTATAGGATATCCTAGCCTACGAGCACACCAATTTGCAACTTTATCTGCGCTAGACGTAAAGTCATTATCAGCATCATAAAATCCAAAAGGGGTATCTCCTGTAGAGAAACTAGATGATCCTGGCCATATAGGTACAGAAATTGCCATTACTAATCCTTTTAATAATAAATATTACTGTAAGGAGATAAACAAATTTGTATCTGTAAAATAAAATAATCCTATTTGGCTAGGAGGATTAATAGGATCTATGTTACCATATGATGTTAATCCGAAAGATCCAGTAATATATACAGACCCAGTAATATATTGATTTCCTATAAATGTATTTGACCCTGTCGTTGCAAAAGAAGCAGACTTGGCTACAAAAATCGGATCGGATTCAGTACCGCCAGGACCGACAGCTACTCCGTTAAGAGTCAAACTACCGTTAATATTTAAACTGCCAGTTATGCCATAACTACCCGATAACTGTTTTGTATTAATCCATAATGAACCACTCTTGGTAAGCAAGTCACCGTTAGTATCACCGATTATTCTAACATTGTGCAATTCCTCTATCTCATATCCATTTTGAATGTCGACATAGATTACACCGGCATTTGTAGAATTACCAACAATGACCTTACCAAGTCTGACATCATGTAATGGTGCTTGTGGTTTTGTTGTTGTATATTGTCCGCTAGAGGATAGATACAATGATACACCGGCAGGAATACCAGAAGTGTTAACTTCTCTTATTAGACCTCTAGTAACAACATAGCCATTAGTATTGCCTCCCGATCCAACAATATCGTGCATTACAAATCCTAATGTAGTTGCTGAATCATTTTCATCGGTATAACTTGCCGTTGCTATTCCAGGACGAGTTCCAGATGAACCTGAAATATAAACCACTCTACCTTTTGGTATAGTAACTCCAGTTTGGTTTACTACACGAACTACGTTCTGATGACCTAACTCAATTACAGATCCATTGACATCTGTATCTAATCCTAATGTTTTTGTATCGTCTACCCAATGCAATCTACCAGTGTTAAAAGTAGGTAATCCTGCAGGTATGTTTGGATTAAAGTCAATCCAATTAAGAGTAGATATATATGCTTCTGATATGGACCCACTAATTAAAATAGAACCGGTTAATGTTAATGTGGATGATGCACTATTAAATAACAGTTTATTGGAGCCTTGAAATGTACTAGCTGAGTTAAATTGTATAGACCATAATCCTCCACCAGGATTAGTTACCGTAACTCCTGGTACATACGATGCAGTTAAAGCATTAGTAACATTAATAGGTAAAAAAGAAACTAACGAACCAGTACCATCGGTTACCTCACCGCTACCTGATAACTGAAGTAACCGTTGAAAAGTGCTGCTAATAAATTGGCCTGTAAAATCATTCGATGCCATTTATTTATTTTAGTTTGTTAATTTTAAAATCACTTTATCAATTAACTGTTTACGTTGAGATTCTGTTAATTTATATTTTTGAATGAATATATATCCTAATTTATTTAATAGCTTTGTATTTTCATTTAAATTGCTCACCGTAACTTTATTCTTAACTAATAATTTATAAAATTCTTCTGAAAGTTTATTAATTTTATTTACGGTTGTTTTAACGTTATTATTTTTCACTTCTGATACCATTATTTTTTTAGTATTTGAAAAATCTTCGGGTTCTGCA